TCCAGAAGCACTGTTCATATACTGCTTAGATATGTCTCCAGGAAATGCACTTGAAAAGTTTTTATTTCCTGGCTTTGTCCAAATTGTTGGAGCCACAGCATTTAAATATGAAGTAAAAACTTCTGAAGTTCCAGAACCATCAACACGGTATACAACTCTAATCTTTGTTGCTGGTATCTTAGGTAGTTTTCCTGATATAAGGTTTTCTTTTAATATCTGTGGGTCGTTCCACATTGTTATTTGTCCCGCAAAAACTTTAGCAAGAGTATCTTTACTCATCTTTATAGTAACTTTATATCCATCAAGTTTGTAGATAATTCCAATTGGCCCTGCTACTAATGGAACATATGTAAACTCTTTTGATGGCTTTACTTCTGTCCCAGAGTAAGGAACATCTGACATAGCAAAGTCTGTTACTCCATTTGAAAACATATTCTTTCCAGCACCTGAACCAGATGCTCCATACACAACAGAATCTCCTGTTGATTTCATAAATTCGACCCTGCATCTGTCTATAAAGTTAGCAGCAAATGTGGATCCAGCACCTTGAAGGTTATCGGCATGTGAAGGGGTAATAAAAAAAGCATTAGCAAATATGGCTAATGCTGCTGATAAAGCAATGAATTTAAATTTCATACTTATAGTATATACGACAAGGCTATAAAGTTTTGTTATAAATGGCAAACAAACAAAGAACTTTAGATGAATAATGGAGCAGTTTATGGACTTGCTCAGGTCTCCCAGGGTGCGACCCTGGCTTATCCGTACTCAGCAATAGGGTTGCTATAAGCAACTGCATGTATCATGACGGAATACTATCTATTATACTACTTAATTTTAATAGACTTGGGCTTTTTATCTTCAGGAACAATACGAACCACATTAACATGCAGCATCCCGTCCTTAAGTTCTGCAGATGTTACTTCCATATACTCTCCCAGTGCAAAAGATCTTACGAACTTTCTTCCTGCGATTCCTTTATGAACTACCTCTGCATCTGTAACTTCAACAATCTCACCCTTGATAATCAATGTTCCGTTATCTACTGAAACATCAATATCGTCTTTTGAAAAACCAGCGACAGCCAGTGAAATCTTGTATGTATCTTCATCTAGTTTGATTAGATCATACGGAGGGTATGACTGTGAGTTTGTTTTATGTGCTGTATTTAGGCGACTCAACTCTCTGTTGAAGCCAATAAAAAAAGGATCATTGAATAGATCCATAGCGTACTTTGTTACCATGTTATTCCCCTTTCAAGCGAATAAGTTAAATTACCCCCCTATTGGGCAGGTATAAATATTATAGCATAGAAAAGCAGGCCTGTCAAGTAACAAGCCTGCTAGTCTAGAGTGAGATTACTTTACCTGGTTAGTAGCCTTGCCTCCACCAGATGACTTCTTTGCAGGAGCCTTCTTTGCGGTCTTCTTAACAACCTTTGCAGACTTAACTGCTGCATCTACCTCATCTACTGATGGCATCTTGCCGAATGCAGGATCGTTAGGGTTGGCTGCTCTCAATACAACGGGCACAAATGCTCCAAGTAGTGAGTATGCTAGTGTCTGGGGATCTGTAACTCCAGAAGCATACATTGCTGTTGCTGCTCCAAGTACTGATCTTCCGTATGACGCCAGTGCGTTTTTGATTTGTTGATTCATAATTTTCCTCCTAGGATATTATTTTTGTTAGTACTGTAAAACCAATCCATAGACCAATAATTCCTGCGACTCCCGCAAAAACTGGTGGTGCTGGGACTGGCAATTTGAATGCAGCAAATACTACACCACATCCAAAACCTGTTAATACTGATAGTATCACATCTTTCATTTTTTATTTTCCTCTACATATCGTTTAATAAATGGAACTATTACGTTGACCTCTTCTGATGGTACTGCATTAATAAGCATATGGTTTATGCCTTTACTTTCAAGAGTCTTTACAAGATCATCAAACTGATCGTATGTAAGATAGGCAGTATCAAGGACAGGCTGTGGAACCTCTCCTTTTTTCCATACTGGTCTGACGACATGGTTTGTTAACAAGTCAAGTTCTTCTTCTGTTTTTCTAATAACAGGAGTAATGGCAATCATTACTTCTACACCCTTTAGTTCAAGAGGAATCTCTGCAGAACGATGCCTTAAAAAATCAGACCATGCTCCACGAGCATATATGTGATATGGCAAAATAATTTTGTGACCATACTTTTTTGCTACTTCAAATACATAACTGTTTGTTGTTGAGACATATACGTCTAATTTATTTTTATGATTTGGGTCACGCCAATATCCTGGAGAATCTTTGTCTTGATCCATTTCATTTAAAACTTTGAGAAATTCTATCATGTAGTTTGATCTGTCAAGAGGGCTTGATTTGTCATTAACATCTCCAACAACACCACCAACACCATCTTCATGATCTTTTATGTATCCAGAAATTAAATTAATCTGAAGCCTACCTTTATCTATCCTGTCCATAGATCTATTTATCATAGAAAGATATTGAGGAGATATTGTATATGGACGAATGGCTACTAAGTACTTAATGTCTTCGCCTTTTTCTATATCTTTTGCTGTCTTTACAAACATGTCTCCTTCTGGGATATCATGTGTAAACATAACTCCAGAAAAGTTATGGTTGTTTAGGTTGGATGGATCTTTTGGATCCCCAGGGTTTCCCATTACTCCACCAAAATAATAAAATTTCATACTGTTACCTTAGCGTAATGATAATCACACAAATCAACTATTCTTGTTTCAGAGTTTGCCCATATATGGGTGCTTTCTTCTTCGCAAAACTCTTCTTCACAGATGAATAGGTTAATGTTCTTTGTGCTTTTTAATCGTATCATTACATTATTCTATCATAGTCTTCTGGGAGTAGTTTCTTTAACTTTTCAAATTCTGAAGATATTTTTTTTAAAGCAAAATCATGAGGGGCAAGCATGCCCTCAACTGATGACCCATACTCATTATAGTAGTCAATCTGTGGACCAACTTCATTAATAAATGAACTCAAACCAGCCTGCACTTCTTCTATATATTGATATGCCCAATCACGAGAATCTGAAACAAATTTCAAAAAATCCTCATTAGACTGATCTTTGTCTGTTTTGTTTGTATTCCTTGTTAACTGCTGCAGCAATAAAGCCTCTAAGGTCTTAGCAATAATAACCTTGTTAGCCCTTTTTTGTATAACGTATAAAGATAAGAAAAGCAAAGTTAGAGAAGACAAGATACATATAAAAATTAACTCAATCATAATTCTTTACCCCCTTCTCTTACTAATAGAACAATCGCTCCATTATCTTCTAGTGCTTTTTTAACACGGATCATATACTCTATTGCCTGCTTTTTCTTTTCAACTGTTTCAAGAGACATAAAGACTTTTTCTTTTGCTTTAACAGTTATGAATGTGTCATTATCTACTAACTCTAAAGAAAATCCTTCAGGACATCTAAGAGATCTGAATGCTCTTCTCATCTGATCTGTATACATATTACTCCATTGTTAGGGACTGCCATGTTATTCCCCAGTCTGTCTTTGTCTTATGGCTAGAAAACTCTTTTGATATTTCCCCATTTTCTAAGTATACTCCACCCCAAACTCCCCACTCTTTTCCAGAAACTCCTACAGAAAAACATTCTTTTCTTACAGGACACTTAGAGCATAGCAAGTCTACGGCAGGCCTTAGTAATTCATCTTCTTCATACTTATCAAAGAATACATTTGTATCATAATCTAAGCATGCAGCATTATCTTTCCACTCATACTTATTCATATTACCTTACATACTTGTCAGGTATTTCCCATCCAGTTCTAGAAACGACAAAGATCTTTTTTAAGTGCCAAGCATTATTTTTTAATGCTCCCTGCTTTGATGTAAAGGCCTTATCTGACCTTGTCATCTCTACAACATCCCATCCATCCCAGGAAAGGTTGCTGTTCTTGGAAACAATTGCTTCCATTTTTTCAAGAGAACTGATTGATACCATTATGTGTGCTCCTTAGAAGTTGTATACGTTTGTGTTGATATTTTTTGATCTTGATAAATTTACTATTCGAGAAGTCTGCTCTTTTGGATTAGAAACAAAAGCAAAATGATTAAAACTGTTCATGTTTTCTTCAATCCATTCGGGAGTAACTCTAAATAATTTAATAGACTTTCCTCTAGACTTCATTCCTCTTTCAGAAAGGTTAACAAACTCAGATGCCATTGCACTAATATTTGATGGACCAGCAGTGTACAAGTAAAACTCCTTGTCGCTTTCTTCTAGTTCAGATAATGCGACTGCCATTGCTCTAAGAAAAATGTTGTAGTTGTTGAAACTAGTCGTTCCCTGCACCCCTACTATCATTGCTTATCCCTTCTCTTAGTTTGTCCAGTATGAATAACATCTTGTCTAATTGTACCTTATCCATGGTGCTCGTGTCAACTTGTATCGCAGAGTCTTTGCTGATCAAATTGTCTACCATTGGTGCTGTATAAAACCCATTGTCTTTAATCCAGTACGCTTCATTTTCAACAATGATAACTCTAACATTTTCTTTTTCTTGACGAATTTTTGACTGGCTTTTTCTATTTATCTTTTCAATATATTTTCTCTGCTTGGAGTATTGATTATGGATCATAGATTGAGTCATCATGGGCTCATAAACTTTTTCCTTTTTAAAGAAGACTATGTATCCTATTATTAATAATAAAGGAACAGTTAAAGCCAACGCTCCATACAGACTATTCATGAATGCCCCCAGATAACGATTGTATCACTTTTCTTTAAACCCTCAGTCTCCAGTTCATGGCTTTAGGACCTTGCTTTATCATTTGAAACATATGGTGCTTATATTGTTCTGTTAGTTCTGCATAGATTTCTGGATTTACTAACTCAAGTTTGTCTGTTATAGAGTAAAGCATTTCGCCTTTTTCATCTATTCCAGCCATCTCTATGGCACCTTGCATAATTAAATGCTCTACCATTGCTTGGCTTCTTAGGTTCATTACTTCCCAGACTTCTTTCTAGCCTTTGCAAGTGCGTCAAAGTCCTTAACCTTTGTGTCGCCCAGATATCCCCATGCATAGCCATCATTAATCATCATGTCATTTAAAGACACTGTGTCATCATTAACGTATATCCAACCCAAGATACGGCCATACTTTTCAGATGAATCCATCTTCTCAGTCTTGATTACAACAGATTTGGCATCTTTTAGAGCCTTCTTTAAATATTCTTTAGACTCAAGGCCAAGAGCCTTTTCCTTAAGATCTTTTGTGCGAGACTCAGGAGTATCAATACCAGCCAATCTTACACGAGATGAAAACAAA